ACGCCGCCGGGGGGGGGCGGTGGGGGTGGGGCCCTAAGGTGACCTCCCTTGTTCCTCCCCCCCCCCCCCAGTAAAGTCTACGTCTTGTATGGGGAGAACCGAGCATGCTAGCTGTAAGTACGGACGCCCCTGTGGCGTAACCTGATTCTTCCAGGTCATTCTCAACTTGGTCGAGCCATCCGAACTTAATTGCAGACGCAACCTGCTCTCCAATAACGACTGAAGGTTTGTTTTCATCAATAATCCTGTAAAAGTAAGGCCACAAGTTCCTCTCATCCTCATTACCCTTTTGCTTACCCGCGAGTGAATAAGGTTGACATGGACAAGAACCAGTGTAAACGCTAACGTCTTCTCTAACATTAGCCAACATAAGAGCATAAGCCCAACCACCAATGCCAGCAAAGAAATGACACTGAGTGTATTGCTTAAGCTCATCAGGGTCTACGTCAACAATTGATCTAGTGTCGACAAAACCTTTAGGGATAACCCCGTTATCACTAAGGCCCTTTAGCCACCATGCTGTGGGCTCATCAAATTCATTGTAATAAACCATCAAAACTCCGATTCAAAAGGACAATCTTCAGACCCCTGTGGGCAATCCTTGAGTCTCCCTGTTTCAGGGTCATACTCAAGGTAACCACTGATACCAGTGTCCCCGCAAAAGCGATTCTTCAACACGCGAAGAGTCAATACATTAGGATTATCACCCTGTTGGTTTCGCTCAAGGCCGATCACCATGTCAGAGAGTTGTGCAATAGCTCCAGACCCTCTAAGTTGACTCAAGGACACCTGTGCCCCCTCTTCGTGACCCTTCTTCTCAGGACGCTTAAGGTGAGACACTACGAACATGGTAGCTCCAGTCTCTTCCACAAGAGAACGAAGGTTGGTCATGAGCTTGTCAATAGCCTTACGTTCACCACCATCCTCATCGGTGTCCATGCCAGAGACCACAATGGAGATATGGTCAAGGAAGATACGCTTGCATCCTAGGGACACAATCATATACCTAATCTTACTAAGCAGGTTACCTGAATCAAGTGAGCCAAAATGGTCGTATAGGAAAAATTTTCCATTCCCAATTGTTTCATTAAAAGCTCTGCCTCGTTCATCTTCATCTGCACCCTCAGGGTCGAGTATGAGTCGCTTATTGAGATGAATCGACATGAGTTCCAACCCAGTTTTTCGAGTAGATTCTTCAAGAGCAACAATTCCGCAAAGTTCTCCCCGCTGAACACCAAAGTAGTATTCGAGTTCTCTGAGTATTGTGGACTTTCCCATACCACTTCCACTTGTGAAGACATACAGTTCGCCATGTCTAGCTCCTTTAGTTTTGTTCTGAAGAGCAACCCAAGGGTACTCAACGGAATCCTTAAGGTCATCAATGTCAGTTACGCATTTCTCGTAGAGATCGGTACCTGAAACAATTCCATCGGGTCTATACGGCTTAGCATTCCATACAGCTTGAAGAACTTCAGACCCCTTGCCTTCACTAAGGCATTCATTAGGATCCTTACAAGGAAGATTAGCAATATATGCCTTACCTGCAGGCAGGATCTTTGCACACTCTTCGCTAGCTTTTCTACCCGGATCATCCATGTCAAACATTAGGATGACTTCTTCGAAATTTTCTAAATACTCAAGGTTTGACTCAATAGCCTTCTTTGCCGCTTGTGCCCCATTAGGAATACTCACGACAGGCCACTTGTTACCCTGAAGTTGGCTCACAGTAAGACAATCAATCTCACCTTCAGTAATGACGATCTTCTTACCACCAGCCCACAATTGAGAACCATAAAGCCTATTAGAGATACTTCCAAGAACAGCAAAGGACTTATCGGGGAACCTGAGCTTCTGCCCCACAAGGTTCCCCGAATCGTCATAGTAACACGCTACTTGGCAAGGCTTCCCTTTGTAAACAGTAGAAAAATACTTGAATTTAGAACAAGTATCTTTACCAATACAACGCTTAGTAAGGGAAACCTCTTCAAGATCTTCAAAAGGAATACACTCCTTAGACACTCTAACCTCCTCACTCTTTACAGACCCATCAGGTCTAAAATAAGTATTACAAGAATAACAATACCTATGGCCATCACTAAAGACCCCACAGGCGTCAGAAGAGCCGCATTTAGGACAAGGTTCATGATAAAGGAATGTACTCTCTTGATTCATCTTTTAATAGCCAAATTTACAACGAAGGCTCTCCCAACCGTACAGGTTTTTATGGTACCGCATGTCTCCTGCCCAAATACAGGGGTGCTCCATGGGTGACAAATGACCTGCATCAAGAAGCCTTCGTGCTAGCTTCTTGTCCTTGTGTTCGTCAGGGCAAGATCCGTCATGGTTGTTGTAAGACACTCTTGCACAGCGTGCAGAGGAAATAAGCATGAGATCATTAATGAGGACTTCAGAAGAACTAAACGAGTTCATGCAGTGCTCATCAACTTCCTCTTGGGTGATAAAGGGGAGACTAACATACTTCCCACAAATATGGTAGACACTAATGATAGTATTGCCCACCTTGTCCATCTCACACTTAATGGCCCTTGCAAGATCCTGCATCTCAGGTTGTGCATCACTGGCAAGCCTAAGATGCAGGAAGTTATCCCATTCAGTAGCAGTCACAATCACGTTAATGTACTGGAAGGGTTCAAGGATTCGGTTGATGTGTTGCTTATGGATACCGAGCTTTTCCATGTGCTTGGCCGTCTCAACAGCGTTACGAGCCGCGTCAAGCCAAAGATTATAGAAGTCCGTAGCTACATCAATAGGGGCCTCTACATCCCCTACCATACCCGCTTTATTCATGTAGACCTTAGTCGGAACTACAGGCTTGCTCTCAACCTGTTCAATAACCTTAGCTACAGGGATAGCACGGGAGCTACTGGCATTGCGACTGAAGACCCTGTGAGTCATGAGTTCACTATGGATCATCCTAGGATACCTAAGGACGAACGTATAAAGATTATCCTTATGGCAGATGCAAAGGGCTTCACTTTCCCCAACTTTAGTAGTCATTATCTTCCTCATCATAGTCGTCGTCTTCATCCTCGTCGTCTTCTTCATCAAGGGACTCAAGATATTCCTGATACTCGTCTTCCCAACGAGCTTCCCAATCAGATTCCATTCGATCAAGTTCCTGCTGAGTCTGCATAATTGCCTCTCTTTTAAAAAATAAATGTGGTGCCCTAGGAGGGAATCGAACCCTCACGAGCCTTGCTTCTCCACTGATCCTAAGTCAGTTGTGTATACCATTTCACCACTAGGGCCTGTGGGGTAACCGTTGCCCCATCGGATCTATTTCGGTAGACATCCTAGTCGGGAGCTACCCGACCTACTAAGAGCTGTAGGACTTCCTCACTTCTCTTATGATGAGAGGAGTACAATCAAACGGCGTATTTGGCCTCTCCTACAGGATTCGAACCTGCGACCCACAGCTTAGAAGGCTGTTGCTCTATCCAACTGAGCTAAGGAGAGTTTTGTTCTTTATGAATATTGATTATTGCTTCAAGTCTTCTATTGGTGTCTCTGAGTATCTTAACACCTTCCCCGTGTAGTTCTGCACCTTCTGACAGTAGGTTTCTACACTGGATGATTGACTCTGCATAAGCTCTATCGGTATGTTGCATGATGGCTTTGTTTCCTGCATTGATGTTGTACTGCAGGCGGTTAACCCGCTTATCAATAGCAGATTGCACAGCATCAGCGGTAGCCATGTCTTTAAGAAGTAAGTTAATCGTTGCATCCTTTCTTTCCTGTAGAGTCTTTAGTTCCGTTAAGTGAGTCCTTTGTTCCTCTAGGAGAATCTCTTGATTTTTCTTTTCCTCAAGAGATTCACCTAGAGCCAGTCCCAGAATGAACGCAAGGATAACCATAAGAGATTTCACGTACTGCATACTCTCTCCCTAGGAGTATTGATTTTATTCAATGCGAACAACATCCCCTTCTTCAGGGTCTCCATTAAAGTCCTTAAAGACACCCTTAGAGAAGACTACCTTACTCCAGAACGCCTCAGTATCTTCATACCGAGCAAACTTAGCACCCTTATACCATCCCTTAACATCAAAACAAGGACAGTCTTTGTGGACGCCTTCAAAATCTCGGTGACCAAGTACAGTGACTTCATCTTTATAGTACCCCCTGAGATAATCCAGCAAACACTTAAGAGACTCCTTCTGCTCATCTGTAAAGTTGTCTACAGACTTGCCCTTAGAATCCACACCACCAATGAGGCAGATACCAACAGAACAGTTGTTGTAACCCTTTACATGGGAACCAATGGCCTCTAGGGGCCTACCGCGTTGGATAGTTCCGTCAGTACAAATTACAAAATGATAGCCAATACCCAACCACCCCTGCTGTCTGTGCATCTGGTCAATGGTTTTCCACGTAAAAGACGGCACATTCTGAGTGGCAGAGCAGTGAACGACAAGATATTTAGTAGCCTCTCTATTCTTATAAGAGACAAAAGATTTATGCTCCTCAATCGTCGGAGCCTTGAAAGAAACCATATTTTAATTAACCTTTATTAATAAGGATCCCGTCAGGGATTACCTTGGGATCCTCTTTAATCCATTCAAGGGGGATTGTTTTGTCTGAATACTTGATCCCATTCTTTTCACAAAAGGAAGCATAAGTTGTTTTACTTCCTTTGTAAATAGGTGTTTTGGATCTACTAAAGACAAAGCGAATGTCCAACTCGGGGTGTTGAGCCTTAATTAAAATATGTTTCTTCCTATCTTCAGAATCCCATACACCTTTAGTCTCTATGAGAATCCCATTAGGCAAGACGAAGTCAGGAGTATACCTATGCTTACTTTCTGGCACAATATACTCCAGATACTTCTCCTCATAATGAGGCTCAATACCGAAGGCCCTGAGGGAGTCCGAGACTTTCTCCTCAAGGCCACTTCGGTAAGTTCCCCTGTTGTGCATCCTCTTTTTACTATAGGCCGCACTACGGGTAGTCATTTATTACTCTTTATGCCCCTTAAGCAGGTTGCTACGAGAAGGGAGCATAACCTTACAGTCTTCAGAAAACTCATTGCTATGGATGTCGTATACACTACTATGACCATTGACACGAATGAAGTAGTCATCGTCATGACAACTCAGAATCTGACCGACCAGTAGGTCGGGACGACAGAAGCACTCTGAGGATTCATAATCACCCTTAAACATGACAAGGACACAGGCACCCTCAACACCGCTAAGATCCTTGCTAAAGAATTCCTCAAGTCCGTAAGGCTTATCGCACTCGACAACTTCTGCGTCTTCAAAGATAAGATCCTCACACTTGACACTGAACGTGAACGAGTAGGGCATCACTTCATAGATGAACTTAGCGTCATAGAAGGCGGTGTTAGCCCTGAAGTAACTCGGATTAGCACCAGACATGGAGCAATAGAAGTCACTTGGTGCCCTACCTTCTTTTTCAACGTACCAGTTGTAATGCTCAATTGCGGACTCAAGAGCCTTTTCAAGGCCTTCGTCAGTAAGGAGGAGGCCGAGCCCGTTACGCAGATTAGAGCCGAAAGTAAACTTAATCATTTAGAAATCTCCGGGAACGTCGTCGTTAATATCTTCAAAGCTCTTATAGGAATCCTCAGACTCCTCACAGTTATAACCCTCTTCTTCTTCAAAGCCATAAGAGGACGCAGAGGAATCACCGAACTCATTCAGAGAGACAACCTGAACTGCGAGAAGTCGCAGGGAAAGACCACAGGTACGCGTAGAGGGCATGTAATACGGGTTGGCACTAAAACACACCTTGATGACACTGTCTCGACCGATGTTGACATCAATGGGCTTCCCCTTAGAGTCAAACTGACGGATCTTGACGGTAATCTTAGAACCATCCTTCTTCGTAATGACCGCCTTCTGCTTGAACTTCATCACAATGCGGCCTTCTTCATCCTTTTCATAGATGTCCTGAGTCACCACCTTGCGGCCCTTTGCAATGGCCTGCTTGACGTTGTCGTCATTCTCATAGAAGTCCTCAAGGACTGCCTCGAGCTTAGACACGAGAGCGTTAGTCTTCTCATCATCTTCCATGACAAGATTGACTTTGTAGTCACCCTCAGGATTGAACTTCGTATCAGGAGTCTTGAGAGCGGGATACTGTGCGAGACCCTTGGGGGTCGTGAAACGATTGTTGTTGCTAGACATTAATTACTTCCTTGTTTGTTGATTTAACCTAGGGAGGCTTGATTACTCTCCCTAGGAGTATGGATTTTATTAGTTGGGTTTAGCTAAAGGCGTACATGGACTCCTTGACTAGCTCAAGATCAAGGTTGCCCTTAGAGGGGATCTCAGGGAGCTTGTCGACCATCTTAGGAGACAAAAGGTTCTCAATGTGGTCATGAAGATCCTGCAGTACATCATTCTTGCTGTAGGTATCTACAAAGACTTCCCTAACAGTCGTGAACATGATGTCACCATGCCCCGCAGGAGCACCATAGGAGTCATGAATCATCGCAAAGGACTTGACCCCCTTGTCGACACAAGAGCACACCGTAAGCATCAAGTGGGAGGCATCCATGCTATGGACGTAGTTGGGTGCAATACCCTGCTTTTGCTTTCGGGTGTCAATCTCTGGGGTACTTTCGTACACCACGGGATTGATGGAGGCACCTTCCTCAATCTGACTGTCTTCCTTGAATGGCTCCTTGACTCGAATAGTTCCAGTAGTGAAAGTCCTGAGTTGCTTGAGCACTACCTTGTTGTACTTCTGTTTTACAGGGAATCCCGCAGGGGTAATCCAATAGGTAGACAGGGATTGGCCGTTAATGTCCTTGTCCTGAGCGAGGAGACCGCTTGCAATCTGTAGCCAACCCATAGCCTCCACAGCTTTCACAACGACACCATGCAGGGCTTCCCAGATCAATCCAGCCATATACCTAGCAGACTGGCTAGGACGACTGAATGCCGTGGGATTCTTTGAAAGAGCGGGGTAAATAGTGTCTTCCAAAACCTGTTCGGCAAAGCCAAATTTACTAGATCCATAGCAAAGGGTCATGGTGCTTCGCTTAGTCACCTTACGGGTAACTCCGTGCTTGAGCCATTCCGTGGCCATGCTGCGGGTACCCTTCTTCAGGTAATCGTCACCGTCTTCGGTTTTAGCCATGGTGTCATCGGTACCATTGTCATAGTCCTTTTTAAGGAGTTCGGTGACCTTGGTAGCGACGATGCCATAGATGTCATGAACCTTGTCATCAGGCATGAGGTTAACGGCTTCCCCACCGACTTCATCCCGAAGCATCGCAGAGAAATGCTGTAAGCCAGAGCAGGAGCCATCGAACGCAATCGGGAGGTGAGACACATACGAGTCGCCCTTATCCAGATAGTCCGCCCACTCAAAACAGAACGCAAGGAATTCCCAAGGGGAATCCGTTTCAGTCCATCGGAGATCCTGCAGGGGATCCCTTGCAATCGACAGAATCATGTCAGTATTCTCATAGACCCATGCAATACGCTCTTCAAAGGGTTTCTTGTCAAGGCCGTAGCAGTTAGCACCCTGAAAGGCCAGCCACGTGTGACCATTCTCGCCCAGAGGCACCCCTTCGGCAAACTCAAGGAGAGCTTTAGTAAAGTCATTGCCTTGAGGGCTCAACTGAGTCAAGGGGTAGACACGGCCACGGAAATCCAGATTATGGGGGAAATAGATTTCCATGTCGTCCTTGTAGGTGTTTGCCAAGGCAAGGACACCATTCACAAGGTAACGCTTGCTCTTACGCTTATTGTCGTCCTGATAGTAGTGCACCATAGCACTACGCCAATCACGTTGTACCTCCTCGTTAGTGTCTGCCTCTGCAGGCCTCATAGGAGGCTCCGCAGGGGTCGCAGAGGGCATCTCAAGGCCTTCTGGGATGTGAGCCCAAGAGCATACCTCATTGGCCACGTCAAGCACCCTGCGGTTGATTCTCCAAGCCGTGGACTGAATGGCATTCACAGCCTTATAGACGTTAGGCATATCAACCTCATCGTAGAGCTGTGCACACTCCTTAGAGGGCATTCTGACGAGCTGTATGGGTTTCTTAAGGTTGATAAGGTAACCACCATCAAAAGGGGTAGACCACGGCTTAGGCGGGATTACCATGGGCCTATTTTGGAACATGAGACTAGCAGTCTCAGTGTCCTCGTGTTCCAAATACGTCAACACGTCGGGGTCAAGACAAAAGGTGTAATGCACGTTTTTGTTGTCACCCATGGTTTTCTCAAGGGAACCTAGACCGGTAGACACGATGAAAATGTCTACCAACTTAAGACCTACTTGTACCCTGTTAGCGTTTCCCCACTTGTTCCACTTCTGGAGCCTCTTTTCGTCTGCGAGGATCTTTTCTTTGTTTTCGACATAGCGTTTTTTGAACTGCATAGAAATACGCTTATCAAGCCCTGCATTGAACCTGCTAAGCTCCTTCTTGTCCATGGTTGCAACTACCATCTTGAATCGCAGTTCGTCCTCGATAGCCTCACCAATTGCAGAGGACACTTTAGTCAAAGACACGATCCCAAGGGAATTTTCAATGATGGTTCTAATTGCAATGAATGCGATTTCTTCGGAGGTCAAAGACCTAATAAGGGACGCCATCACATGACGCTTACCGGGCTTACCCGTGTCTACTTCCTTAAACCACTTGTCAAGGGCCTTAGTCATGACAGGGATGGCTTCACTGATAAGGACTCTAGAGGCACCCATATTGCCAAGAGTACCACTTTCAATTGCCTTATTCCTCTTAGACATGAAAGCATTGAACGCATTTTCTTTGCTTTCAAGTTCTAATTCGATTTCCCTGTCTACACGGGCTTTGCCGTATTTAAGACAAAGCTCATCGTATTCATTTTCACCATCAATTCTAAAACTATTCAATTTATCATAAGACATAGGGGGTACCTTTATGTTATATCTATAGATCTTTTATACTCTTTTATATAGGGTTATATAGGTGATAATGTAGGATATTACCCATAGTTAAACTATAGACTCCTGTGGTTTCCTTAGGTTTCCCTTAGGAGTCTATAGTCTCTTTCACCTCTCCCTAGGAGTATGGATTTTATTAAATCTTTGTGTCTCCTCTAACCATTGATTTTACCTTTTTCGATGTACTCACCGTTGACCTCGATGGTACCGAATTCTTCGAAAGTAAACAGCCAGTCGGAATATGTCAGATATTTGTTTCTGTCTTTCTCTGCAGATTCCCCTGCTTTGCGTCCTGCTCTGAACGCGTATTTGATCATATTGCCCTTAAGGAATCCAATGAATTCCTCACGAGATAACACATTGAGCATCAATTCAATAGGCTGGACAGCTCCCATGTAATGGGTACTGGTTTCAGGCTTTCCACTGTTAATTTCTTCCATTTTGTCTCCTTTAGTAATAGATTCCCATAAGTTTGCAAATAAGGACAAACAAGGGAAAGATTCCAAGAATGATTGCAATTCCAATGAATACAATCAGGTATTCTTTAAGATTAAGCATTCTTTTCAATTTCCTTAATATGGTTATTCCACATGGACAGGATTGCATTCATAACACTACCGTGCATGGATGCCTGTCCGATGAGATCCATAGAGCCCCCTTTCTTGAACTTGTAGAGCTTTCCCTCTACATTTTCACCACCTGAATATTTACCGGTGAAAGTGTAGATAGATTCACAGTCCGTAAAGGTGACTGCATACGCCCCATCCTTCCAGCGATAGAAGAGAATAGAAGCAACGTCAGAGCGTTCGATGACTGTGGTTGTGCGAGTATACATGATGTCTCCTATGGACGCTCCTAGGTGCCTTAATTTGGCTCCTAGGGGCATTGCTGATGGTTAGTGTTAGGCTCGCTTGATCTGGATTACCCTACGGGCCTTTCCTTTGCTCTGGCCGTGGACTTCAAAGAGTACCACAGCCTCCCTGTCTCGGGAGCAAAGACGACACTCCTTGCAGGTGATTCCTTTTGTCTGTGCGGGGCACTGAACTGCGGGGATGCCTTTAGCCTTGAGGGCCGCAATGTCCTCCTCAGGATAGATGCTCGTGAGGACTACATTGAGACCGTATTCCTTTTCGGTGATGGCTTCGTCGACAGTCTCACATGAAATGTTGACAAGCATGTAGTCCTGCATCAGTCTCACGGAACCCCTGTCATAGAAGTCGTAGTCACAATGGGTATACGTGAAGGCCTTGATGTGCTTGGAGGAGCCTGCGACCTTAAGGCGGTAATTGGCGGTCATAATGGCAGACACCATGCTCAGGTACGTTGCAAGGTCAAACTTATCCGTACCGACTACAGCCATGTCACCCGCGATGTTGTGACGGAACAGCACTTCGTCTCTGTCCCCCTTGTCCAACCACAGGGCACCCGTGAGGGCATTCGCCAAGTCATCCTGACAACCAATGAATCGGTTATCTTCACGGTTGTCAGCCCTCTCCCACACCTTAGCGGTGCGGATATTCTTTGCATAGCAACTGCCGTCCTTGAAGGGGCAGGAGACAGGGCAGGAGGATGGAGACGAATAGGACTGAATGATATTACCCGTCTTTGTATTCTGGGACTCGGGGAGGAGGATCATCTTGATCATTTTGGGTTTCCTTTAGGGGATGGTTTTAAGCAAGCCAGATACGGACACACTCTGCGAATGTGCCTGTGATTTCGTCTTTGCAGAAGATCGGGTTAATCGTCCCGTCTTCTTCTTCGTCGACGATTATAGCACGCCCGTCAACTACCGTTTCCGCAAACTGGGAGACGAGAGACGCCTCACCACAACTATCGGGATCCTCCGGATCAAGGATGCCAGTGTAGTCCCCATTGATGAGGGCGGGCAGGCTCCACTCCGCCACCATGTAAGACGGACATGCGTCCATCATCTTTCGAACCTGTGCATTCATCTTCAATACTCCTTGCTAGGTTGCTAGCGAGCTAGCTGTTACTAGCCTTGTTGTGGAGGCTAGAGGGCTACCATGGGCGCCCCCTAGCCCCTTATGGTTTAGTAGGCGGCAAGCTCTTTGAGCCAGTATGCAAGCCCTTTCGTGTCTACCATGTACACCCCGTAACTCGTGGTGATAGTTTCACCACCGTTATTGTGCCAGTAATCCTCAAAGTCAAAATACTCCCTGAACTTGTCATCAATGTCAAGACCATTGAGCACGGCGAGGCAGAAGCCTTTATCTGCATCATCCTTGACCTCATCGAGTTTCCCGAGGAGCTTGAGACACCACGGCGAGGTCGCGATGACCACGGCCATGTCAAGAGCATCGCCCTCATTGAGGCAGGTGCTGAGTAAGTCCCAACGGATGACCTCAGGGCTTTCGATAGGGGCGAGAGCCTTCTCGATGACCTTCATTCCAGATTCAGGATACAGCACCATATGGGCGCCTACTTCCTTGGCGAGTCGGTCGAGAGGCATCCCGTTGACCTTTTTGGCGTGGGCGAGGAATTCATTGAAGTTCATTTTGTTACTCCTGTGAGTGAGTTTCGGATTCCTTCGGGGTAGGGGCTTACGCCCCCATCCCTAGGACTCGTTAGAGATTATACCAGACAATCCCGAGGGTTACAAGGGTGATGATCATGTTAATCATCACAACACCCCTCAAGAGCTCGACGGTGTCCTTAAGATCGGTGTCCTCGACAGAGGTGCTGTCGTCCTCAGAGACGATGTCCTGTTCGACCGGGGCCTCAACCTTAGCAGGTTCGGAGCGGTAGGACTCAGCAACACCATGCACAACCTCATTGAACTCGGCGAGCATCTCGAGGAGCTCATTGATGATGCTAGAGCTCTTGAAGTATTCAACACGGCCGCCATTGGCACTGCGGGCCTGAATGGTTTCGACCTTACCGTTCAGGAACTCCACCGTGAACTTGCGGGCGACCTGATTAGCACGACGGCGATCCGTGTAGTTGTATTGAACACGGACTCGACCGTATCCGAGAGACTCCCAGCGGAAATCACGGGCGAGATTGCCAGAGGGAAGGGTGATGATGTGAGAGGATCGAACAATCATGATGTACTCCTTTAAGTGATGCTAGTGGTGGTGAACGGCTAGTGAGCTAGCAACGTTTTGTCGTTCTCCATGACCCGAACTATAAAGCACCCAAAGGCACCTGTCAAGCCCCATCGTGAAAAATACCGTAAACATGGTATCCCCAGCTAGTGTCCTAGTCCACTCTTTATATAGGGGCTAGCTGTGGAGTCCTGTGGAGTACCAAAGGGCACAAAGCACAGATAATGCCACCCAAAGGCAAACAATTGATCTAGATCAAACCCCATATTGACCCAAATCAACCCTGTGGACAACCTGTGGATAACTCAAAAAAACACTGATAAATCAATAGTTTACCACAAGTACCCTAAGGATGTCAATAGGTACAAACACCACTTGACAGCCATTAGGATCTGTGGTATAATCAAAGACCCCAAAGGAGACAGCGGGCACCCGCAGGCGCCCACAGGCACCCCCACGGGGGCACACACGCACGTGAATTCCTTAAGTGAGGGTTCACAAATTTGATCAATTTTTATGATCCCCTTAGTTACCTGTGGACAACCCTGTGGATAACCTGTGGATAACTTTAAATAAAACCCCTCAGGAACCCATTAAGGGAACCCAAGGGGGAACTGGAAGTAATCACAAACTAGCAACAAGAGTACGTAGAAGAGCATCAACAGTAGACACATCTCCATTAATCAAGGACATTATAAAGAGGATGATGATAATGATGATCTTGATGGTGATGAATACTTTATTTTTGGTGTTATTGGTATTGTTCATTAAGGTCATTCCCATAAGGGTCTATAGGCACCTAAGGATTCCCATAAGGGTCTATGGACTCCCATAAGGGCCTATAGATCCCCATAAGGGTCTATAGGTATCCTAAGGATTTTCTTAAGACTCCATCATCACTGATACCTTTTACTTCTGATACTTTCATTTCTAACAACAAAGGGGAGCTAGAAAAGACCTATATGTATATCTATATATGTCTTTCCTAGCCCCCCTAGGAGTATGGATTTTATTCTGAAATACCCTGTTTTCTCTATTACATTGTCTTTATTATTTACTGAACAAATGTTCAATACTAATAAAGCATATTTCAGTTATCACTGATTGCTAGCTAAGGCTAGCTCTTGAACGTGTAGCCTTTATCCTTATATCTGTCTACACCCTTAGAGGTACCTTTAGGGCTATGTTTATCTTCAGTAACCATAACACCTCCGATGTTTGACGTATAGAATCCATACAGGGACTCCATAGACTCCTCTAGCCATTCTTCTGTTAGTTCTTTAATACCTTCATCAGCATCTACACCCATGAAGTCCACAAGGTATTTAACTCCGATTGCCAGAGCATCGAGACGGTCATCATGAATAAGGGCACCCCTATCAACAGTGATACGAGTGAGCTGGTAGAAACAAGCATATTTGTAGTCAGATTCAGGTACAGTAGAGTAGTCATTCCTGATGCACTCAGGCGTGACACACATTTTATGGTTAGAGATTACAGGTTCAAGAGTGTCGATGATTCGGAGCTCTTTCTGGCCCGTAGACTTAACTTCAGTAACCCCACAGTTACTATAGGTTTTCTTTAGGACAGGCTCAAACAGTTTGATGTACATCCCGTCACCGAAGTTTCCTTCAATGACCACTTCATTGACTTTGTACTTCTTAGCTACCTTAGCTAACTTATTGAGGACTACATCAGAATAACCTCCCAATAGACCACCTACTTCCATGACGTAGATGTAGCCATTAAGGTAGTATAGAACGGCATAACCTGTTTCGTCTTTACCACGGCCCGATGGGTCAATACATAGGATCTTATGGGCATACGGGACTACTTCATTGGATGAGGCATGATAGTAGAAGTAAGAATCTCCCTTAAGGCCCATCGGAGGACACTCATCAACTGGAACCCTCTTAGAAGGCTCAGGGAGCCACGTGAGCTTCATTGGGGCCTCGTCTAAGGGGAACATACCTACGATGAGGTCACGAAGCCGTAGAGGGTATTTATCAGCGTCTGAGAGGGTCGTATCGAGCATGAACTGCAGAGAGAAGCCTGCCTTACGATAAGAAAGTTCACGCTTCTGTAGATCCTCTTCAGAGAACCTAAGGGGGTCTGTGGGCTTACCTGCCCAACGCTTAGGATCCTTGTCGTACTTGTCAGCAATGATAGAGGCCAATCTATCGCCATAGGAGGCTCTATGAGAGTCATCATAGGGGTACCTAGCGGGATAGATTACAGCCGTGTATCCGCGTTCCTGTAGCTCGTTATAGAGGCTCATTTCATTCTGGGGAGTGCCCAGATAGATGATCTTTTTACCTTCACCAGGCTTTAGGACAGCGTCGAACTCTTTGACGAGTTCAAACAACTGATCTCTAAGAACCTGAGTGAAGGAGTTACTTGGAACCTCAACGTCATCTGCGACAATGATGTCTGCACGGGAACCCGTTAGCTGGCCCTTAATACCCACAGACTTAACCGAAGGTGAATGGTCTGGAAGGGCGGGGCCAACATCGAAAAGGTTCTGAGTATCTCTCTGACCTTCTCTAGCCTTTAGGTGACTCAGAAAAGGTAGTTCATTAATGATCTTCTTAATAAACGTAGCATTAGCGTCTGCTCGTTCTTTGTTGGCAGACACCACCATGATCTTAGTCTGTGGGTCTCTCCAGAGACTCCATACAACGTATGCACACGTAATGAATGACTTGGCTACACCACGGAAACCCATTAGGATCATACGGTCACTAGGGGGGTTCTGTAGTAGCTTTGCGATGTCTACCTGCAGTGTGGTAGGAGAAGGCAAACCGATCGACTTCCAAACCAAAGAAGTAAAGAGGGGGAAGTTCTCATAGTAGGGTAGTAGAGCTTTAGCTTCTTTTTCAGTTAACACTCATGTCTCCCCTATAGGAATTCTCGAAGTTCTCCTTAGTAGCCTTCAGGAGCTTACTAAGTGCATTCTCTTCACCGTCTCCAGCCTTAGGGACACAGTCAATACCATTACGTTCAAGCTCCTTAATGATTGCATTATAGAGCTGTGGAGACCTCTTATCAGGGTTCCTGAGGTCATTAAGCATGTTCTGAAGCATCTCCTCATGGATGTTTCCTAGGAGGCTCTCAAGGCCTTTATAGTCCATTGTTCTTTTCCTTTCTTTTCTTTTCCAACCAAGGCTCTACCCAATGCTTTTTAATCATTGTGCAGATGCCCACAAAAGTATAGATAATTGTGATGACGTACACCCAATCGCTAAGAGGTAACCCGAGAATCACAGCACTGGATACTGCCAATGAAGGAGCTACCTGTGCTATGTTCTCTGCTAGGTTACCTGATTCCTCATCAAGGGGGTTCATTCTTCGTCAAAGAACTGCTCAAAGTTAGCTTTCTTGAACCCAGTGCCCTTTAGGAGCTTACCGTCTTCCCTGAACTGAGGATTGTAATTACCCTCACTGTCATAGAACTTACTGGAATACTCCTTAAGCAGTTCATTCATGCCCGCTTCAAGATCATAGCCACAAGCATTGGCGTATTGCACGCACACCCAGATAAGATCGCACAGCTCCTTCATGTCGTTAGGAGTGTTGGGGCTCTCTTGGACAAACTCCTTGAACTCTTCAACAATACACTTGACATACAAGATTGCGCAATCCTTGTACAGCAGGGAGTCCTTCCCTTGGTCATTTCTACAGTGTGTCTTCCGAAACCAGTTCGAAAGTTCCATCTGGAGATTTCCGATAAGCTCTTTGTGTTTAGCTTCCATAGTATTCTTCATTTTATTCTTTATCCTCTTTCATTAGCCTTTCCCTTCTATGCAGTCTTTAATAGATTTGTAGCAGAGTATGCAAACAAATACCACTAGACCCACTGCGCATATATTAAATCCCAGTAGGAGTAAGGTTATAGCGCTTTGAACTAGCAATTCCATCACATGCTCTTCCTGTCGTTAATCTCAGCCATCTTTGCATCGTTCATTCTGGAGTTACCGTTGATGTTGGAGTACCCCAAATAACCACAGACACGGGAGATGACAGACAGGTTACTAGAACCACAATAGGGGCATGTATTGCCCACATTAAAGCTATGTTGGTGACAATCCTCACAGTAAGCCGCATCAAAGTTCACACCCTGATAGAACCCATGAGCCATGCCTCGAAGGATCGTGCTCGTGAGGGCTAGTTTATTCTCAGGGTTGTCAATACGGACATACTGGATGTGCCCACCTTCGATAAGATGGAAAAGCTCAAACTCAAGATCCTGCTTTTCAAAGGGGGTAATGTCGGCAGACACGTGGATATGGAAGGAATTGGTGAAGTAGGCTCTACCTTCAAATTCATCCTTAAGGTTATTCTTTGCACAATACTCATGGTACTGAGTCATCTGAGTGCCACAAAGGGACTCTGCAGGGGTACCATAGAGTGCATAGAGATATCCGTCTTCCTTCTTAAACTCCTGCACTGCATCATAGATGAACTTAACGACATCCTTAGCCGCCTTCTGTCCCTCAGGAGTCTGAAGATCCTTACCACCAGTAAAAAGAATAGCAAACTCATTCAAGGCAGAGATACCAAAAGATGCAGTCATGTACTTAGTAAGCTCACCAACTTCATCTTCAGGCTTAAGGAAGCCCTTATAGAAACCTCCCTGACAGAACGCCATAGGATTCGTACTGGCCTTAGCATGCTTGACCATCTCATAGCGACGCTTAAGGAATCCTCGAATCTGTTCAAGGTTCACCCTAAGTTCATTCCAGAAGTTACCCTTAGATGCCTTATAGATCAACGGAAGGTTTAGAGACACGGCACCAATGTTGCATCGACCAACGGACACATACTCGTTAGTCTCAGGATCTTTCCAAGGAGTGAGGTACGCCCTGCATCCCATAGGATGAATCACACACTGCTTATTCGACGCTCTGTAAGTTTCAGACACAGTGCCATGAGGAGCATTAATAGCCAGAAAATCAGGGTACATGCACTTGCTGGAACATTCAACAGCCTTCTCGAACACATAAGCGTGCTCATCACTGCCATGTTGTTCCCAATCATAGAGATACACGAGCTTAGGGAACACGACCTGTTTACCCCCATGTCCCTTCATTCGGGTATCAAGGATAGTCTCACAAATCATCTCAAGAAACGCCTTGTCATCATCACGGAGATCGTTGCTCCACTCACCAAACGTAAGCGTAGTGAATGCAAAGTCGCCTCTAGAACACGGAACAGTATTGAGCTTCAGTTCAAGAGACTGGAAGCCCTGCCCAAGCTCACGCTTGAGGTCTTGAATAGCCATTGCACATGCTTCATCGAACTCCATATTGCACTGGTCAAAGTATTTCTTAAACGCATGCTCATACGTTTTCTTAGCATACGGAAGGAGCGTCTTGTCAATCTGAGGGATAGTGAATCCACCGAACTGCTGTGCAGTAGCTACAAGGGTGATGTCACCGATCACCTGAAGGGCGCTAAGGACACTCGTAGGCTCCGTATAGGTGACATTGGACATGCTAAAGCCACCCTTCAGAACAGTAGCCATGTCAAAGAGACAGCAGTTGATGGATCCAAAGATCATGTCTCGAAGATCATGGATGTAATACTTACCGACCTTAGTAGCCTCTTTCTCTTCCTTAGTGAGGTAGAATTGCTTATACAACTGCTTAGTCAGATAGCCCTTAATGAGAGAGCCTTTTGTAGACACAAGGGAACTATCAAAGTTGGCGTTTTCCTTGTCTCCCAAAAGGAGAACAGTGTCTGCCTCATTCTTAACAGCTTCAAAAGCCTTAGCGTAGGTGTTCTTGTAGTCTCTGAACTCCTTATAAGATTCTCCGATCTTCGGGAGGTACTTGCAGAGAGCCTCAATGACGATAGCGTGTAGCTTTTCAGTAGGCACCTCATCATAGGTGCTGTAGACAAGGCTCTCGATATAACCCCTAATCTTACCAATTTCATACTCAGAGTACGTAGCGTTAGCCCTCTGGGCGGCCTTACGGATAGCTACTTCAATCTTATCCCAATCCCATCCTTCGTGGGTACCATCCTTCTTAATTACTTCCAGTTCCATTTAATCCTCTTACTTATTCTTCCAAGTGTCTACTACAATGGCGGGCTTACTAGCTTCATCAAGCTGTAGTCTAGCCTCAATTCCTTCATAGAAGACCATATTGGCAATAGTGTTAAACATAAAATCTGCAGACCTCTTAGCAATAACAGAGCCATGATTATCAACTCTGAGATAGGATCTAGCAGGAGTAATAATACCAGAGGCAGGGACACTACCAAAGGTAATAGTACAAGACATCTTGTCTCGTTCTGCAAGGACAACACCGTCCTTATTAAGGGTGATGATATTGCTCACGTTGGTAAAGGCTTGCGTAGCAATAACCTCAGTGCCATTCTTCTTAAGCGTAAGGGTAACATTGGTACCCTCAGGAAGCCCAGAGAAACCGACTCTAACGGTAACGTCATACGACTCATTGGCAGGAGACACCCAATTGAAACTATTGGCACTGTCAGAACAGTTGTTAATGTCCTGAACAATGTACTCCCAAGGGAGATCAAAGGATGCCTTATTGAGGTCTACAAGATCAACCTCAGTAGACCATACGGATGCAACCTGATGAGCATACTCATTGAGTGTGCTAAGGGCTACTCTGATGTCATGATGAGCCTCAGGATCATTGTTATGCTTGTCGACAGTAACAGTATCAGCAGAAGGAACTTCCGAAGAATTGGCATTAGCGAACTGCTTAACTGCAACGATCTCCTGAGAAGTAAGCTGTGACGGAGTATTGCCCATCAGCTTAGTTGCAACATTGTCATCCTCGCTGTACACGAGGGTGTCGAAGGTAACCGTAGGGATCACAGGCTTTGTCGTATAGAAACCCTTTCTAGCTTCATACTCACAGGCACCTACATTACCATCCCAATAAACTTGAATATTCATAATTACTTAGTGGTAGGGAACAGTTTACCAAGACCAAAGTTAGTATTGGAGATCTCGGCAGTTACATTGATATATACCTTAAAGGATCGTGTCTTAGTAGCAGACGCCTCATCCATATTGATGGTTCTAAACTTCAGTGCATTACTCTTAATCTTTCCCGTACCATCCGGAACAAGACAAACCATAACACCATTTCCCTCATTATCTACTCCACAAATAACATTAACAGACTTAAGGAAGACATACTGATCGTCCCCACAGAGACCACTAAGGGAGACCACATGATCCGTCTGACCGAAGCCTCCTACGGAGCCACTAAAGGTGACCTCGTAGGAAGCCATAGCATCAATAGAAATGGCTTTATCAGCTACTACCTGTACGGGAATAAAAGTAATCTTACCGTGCCCATCATGCCAGCAATGGTGCCATCAATGCAACCAAACTTAGCCTGAGTCGTAAGAGCAAGCTCATTAACCTTACCAAGAACAATCTGTTCACGAAGTTCCTGCTTTTCGCAACAGCACTTAAGCTCCGCCTGAAGCTTAGCAAGCTCAACACGGTTGTTAGCCGCTTCATCAGACAGAGGCTTAAGATATGCAAAGGTTTCATCACGGAGCCTACGGTTATCCGTAAGAGACTGCATATAGACTTCCTTAGCATTCTTATCAGAGTAGTTCTCAGCCTTCAGCTGACTGTTCTCAGCCTGAAGAGCAGACACCATATTCTGATTACCACCGCCAAGGAGGCCACCAAGGAGACCATTGCCGTTATTAGAGCTATTGAGGACACCGAGAGCAAGACCTGCGATACCAGTACCAAGACCCGCACCAGCGACGCCCTTAGAAGCAAATTCTGCCATAATATATTCCTTTCTAGTCATGTAGACTAGTATTAGTAGTTAGTAACTTAGATAAAGAAACCGAGGTGTTCATAGTTACCCAAAGAACACCTTGGATATAACCTTAGATCCCTACCTTAGCGAGACCCAAGGGTTCCAGTTCAGAGTCCTTACAGAGGAACTTAGGTACATCAGGCCAACGGATATCCCTAGGAAAACCTTCCTGTTTAGGAAGGTCTCTAAGAGCCTGTCTGTAGACCTTAAGTTCTTCAAGGTTCTGAGGATTTGAGGGGTAGTCAGACATCATGTAGTAATCAGTCTTAGCGATCTTTCTGTCTCGCTCAGTTCGTGCTTGAGTAGCGAGGTTTTCATCAGTCGGCTCTGGAGTCTTCACGATCTGAAAGCGACGCACGCCGCCCTTCGGTTCGATCTCCTTGATGTACGCCTTGCCTTCAGCATTGCACCAAACCGCCGCTTCAGGCGGATACCCCCCTTCAAAAATTTTTCCTATAGAAAAATCCAACTCTTCCACCCCCTTTTAATATCCGACAGCTGACCAGTAGATTGTACTACGTTCATCAACAGTCTTTGTATAGTTGTCTTTTCTGGTATAACCTATTGTACAGTGGAATGATGCTGAGTTTCTTTTATCAACCACTGCTGTCATTACAGGGTAGATTTTACCACTAGACGTGTTGCCAATCCAACCACTGATAGCGTACCCAGTACCTGAGAATGGAGTATGGAACGTTACATCATGATCATAGTCATAATGTGTACCGCCCTGTTCGATAAGCCCGTCCGACCATTTTCGGTACCAATTTGACCCATCTCTCCACGTTTCAATGATGTAAGCATTCGGGGTCGCAGGCATGCTCGGTTTATTCCTCAAGTCGTTGTAGTCCCCCGACGTTGCAACAGCATGAAGTCCGAGATTGACATTCCCGCCGCTAGCAGGTGTAATATTGTTCACACTAAGGACGACATTAGGCATGTCCGTAATCTGAGACACCGTATGTGTGTGTACTTCGTTGGCCTTCTTAGCCAGCGCAGTATTCACCATATTCGTAGTAGCATACGGCTTAAGAGCATTACTGAGATCAGTAACATCAGCGCTAGTATGCGTATGAGAGCTATTAGCCTTACCTGCAAGACCACTAGTAAGAGCGCTAGTCGTAGCGTAGTCACCCTTTGGTTGCTTCTTAGCAAGCTCAGCATTAAGAGTAGCCGTAGTGACATACCCAGAGAGCGTACTATTCAGGTCGGTAACCTCAGCTACAGTGTGTGTATGTTTAGTGTTAGCCTTACCTGCAAGACCCGTCTGAAGCTCGTTCTTAGTAGCAAGACCACTAAGATCTTGCTCGGGAGGAGTGCCAGTAATCTCACTGTAAGCAATACTGTCCTTAGATGCAAGAGCACCGAGGGTAGGCTTGTTCTTGATGAATGCCTTAGACTTAGAATCAGTAACTGCCCAGTCAGCATTTAGCTGTCCAGAAGCCGCATCTTCAGCATAGCCCTTAGCGAGATCAGCCTGTCTCTTAGCTTCAACTTCAGAAGCCTTAGCATTAACCTCAGAGGTACCTGCCGCAGTCTTAGAGAGAGCCGCGTTGTCCTCAGAGAGCTTAGCCGCCTTTGCACTGTTACTTGCATTAGTAGCCTGAGTCGTAGCAGTACCTGCAGAAGCACTAGCATTCTTAGCACTGGCACTAGCCGCAGTAGCGGACTGGGAAGCACTAGTAGCGCTATCTTCAGCCTCAGAAGCCTTAGTAGTAGCTAGAGTAGCCTGTTGAGTAGCGAGGCTAACCTGCTCCTTAGCCTTAGTAACCTCTTGAACAGCCAAGGCTACCTGAGCCTTCGCTAGGTTAACCTGTTTAGTGCCCTCAGTGGTGACTGCAGATACCTGTTGGTTACCTGTAGTCGTAACTCTAGTAACCTGCTTAGCACCTTCAGCAGTGACAAGACCGACCTGCTTTCCCCCTTCACTAGTGATTTTACTAATTTCAGTGGTTGCGGTATCAGTGATTGATTTTACTTGCTTGGCACCTTCAGCCTTAACTTCTGCAAGAGTAGCGTTACTTGCATCAGCATTATCCTTAGCCTTATTAGCATAGTGCTTTGCAGAGTATTCAGAACCATCGACAGTACCAGTAGTCTTGGTAGCCCAATCCTTAGCCAAGGAGGCACTATCAGAGGCACTCACCTCAGACGCCATGGCACTGTCTTCAGACTCCTTAGCGTTCCTCTCAGAGACCTTAGCTTCCTCAGCCTTTTGGGTAGCGATTACGGCATTCTCATAGGCATTACTCTCAGAGGTTTCAACATTGTTTTGAATCTGTCTAGCCTCTTCGATGATTGCCTGATTCTCTGCCATTACGGTGTCAGCATGCTTAGCCGCAGATACCGCAGTACCCGCAGAAGCCTTAGAGTTTACTTCAGACTCCTTAGCATTAACTTCAGAAGCCTTGGCGTTCTTCTCAGAGATCTTAGCGGCATCCCTAGCGGTCTCAGCATCTAGCTTAGCCTGATAGGCACCCTTAGCATCCTCTTTGTAGAACTTAAGGGTGATCGCATCGTTGTCATCAATAGGATCCCCAACGTTGACAATACGCTTACCCTTAGCATCCCAATTGCCTTCCTTGTCTACAATGAGTGCGTCATTGATAATGTCTCTACCTTCTTCAGCAATATGAATAGTCTGGATGGTAGACACATCAAGGTCTTTAGCCTTGAGTACCGAAGCGTCCTTAAAGGACACAATACGGTCAGTAGCAGACGTATATCTGCGAATAATAATTTCAGTACCACTAGCGGGAGCTGTATTGAATCTAATGGTAGTCTTATCTACAAAGAAGTAGTCTTTAGTGGTGTCACCGTAGTCACCCCCAAGTTTCTCTCGGGAGTCTACGGTGACCTTCACAAACTTCTTTGCTAGATAATCAAAGGGCACATTGAAGTCTGTAGTAGACCCATTGCCCTGATAGTTAGCAATAGTAGAAGCCATTGTTTTAGTTATTCATCCTTATCGGATAGAGTGTTATAAAGACCCCACTTAAGGAATGGGATATTAGTAGAATTACGAATAGCTCTGACAGCTTTCTCTTTGTGATTCTCTAGTTGCTCATCGGTGAAGTTTTCATCACCTGTCATACGAGCTACATTAGCAGAGTACCCTGCAATGTCCATGAAAGACTTGATGGTCGAGTATGCAGGAGCCAAGTCTCTAAACCACTTGTCAGCATCAAAGCCTCCATACAGCTCATCCTTTTCTTTCTGAGAGGAGAAACCTTCGGTAGTGGTCTTGACATCCGTGTTTACACCAAGAGTATTCAGAACCAAAGATGGGAATGCCGCAACGCTAGAACGCATAACACCATTAATACCAGCCTGAAAAGCAGTGTCTAAAGTAAGCCCTTCTTCAGAATCATACTTTAGAGTCTTCTTAAGGTACTCCTTTCGTTGTTCCTCATCCATGCCTGCAGTATTAATAATGGTGTTAGTAAGTGCACCAACGGTACCCAATGCGGTAGACAAGAAGATACTATAGGCTTGTCCAAGTGCATCACCCTCAGCCATTCTACCCAGAATTTTCTTAAGTCTCTTATCGTAGGATCTAAGAGCGAACGTCTTGAACTGCAAGAGCAACTGCATGAACGGGTTCTTTTGGGCACCCTCCCAAAGGAAAGTGTCACCCAAGGTATTCTTCTGGATTACCTCATGAGCAACATAGTCGCCCATACGTCTAAGAGTCGCAAGAGCGGCAGGATCCTTAGAGAGGATAGCATCAAGGTTATCAATAGTGATTTCCTTGTTCTTACCTACGGTAGTGGATTCCTTAAGGATCTTCAGTAGATTATCGAAGTTCTCCTGAGAGATCCCATTGCGTTGCATAAGCTCCTTATTAAGGAAGCCCTTCTTGGAAATAGACTTGTTATGAGCGTACTGAATAAGCTCACCCAAGAACATACCTTGAGAAGCCTCTACGATAGAGTTCTCGGTATTCTGAATGAACTTAGTAAACGGAGAAGCCTGAGCAAGAGTATCGGTTGCCGCAACAAGAATAGACTTAGCCTTATCGCCATTGAACCTACGTAGTTGCTTCTCAAAAGATTCCGTAGCAATGTCTCTAAGTAGACCAGTCTCTCTTACGGACATGCCAAAGATAAGAGACTGAGCCTGTCTAATCTCTGCATTGGTCATGCCATTCTTAGCCCAATTATCAAAAAGCTCTCTAACAAGAGGTACGCCCTTAAAGAACTGCAGGGCACCATAGTGTTTAATAGCCTCACCCTGTTCAAAGAGATTAGCCATACCCATCATAGCATTCTTAGAGAAGAACGTAAGGTTTCTGATGACATCCGCCATAGCACCAAGCCAAGAGCTATTAACATCAGACATGCTATGGTGCTTATTGTAGATCATGTTGATAAGCTGTTCCTGAGCCTGTGCAAACTTCTTAGCGTCAACTCTACCACCTACGGCAGAATTAACCTCCTCAGACCACATCTTACCCAGCATACTCTCAAAGTCACCCAAGTTCTCACACCCGTAACTAAGGAGGATATTGTCACCAATAACCTTGTTATGGTGCATACGGACAGCCTCAAGAGGATCCCTACGTAGCTTGTCAATAGACAACCCACTACGGGTAGTAGCAGAGGTATCCCAAGGGATTCTAGTCACCTCAGGGTCGTACTTGATGTTTGCAATGTTACCATCAGTGATGATAGCCCTACCCATGGAAGTACCTTGGTCGATCCAACCAAGAGCATCCTCCCTAGCTTCTTTCTGCATCCATTCAAGCACATCTACCCAGTCAGGCTCATCAGGTAGAGGCTCAAGATTATCCTCAAACTTCTCCTGTCTAACCATGTCCTGAGCCTTGTGCTGTTGCCTTTGGACTTCACTAACCTCTCGTTCCTTAGCTTTGATCTTATTTGCAGTTTCTTTCTCTACGGCTTCGATCTTCTCGATAATAGAGTCTCTATCCTTGACGAGTTTCTTCTCGAGTTCCTTAAGTCTCTCGGATTCTCTCTTCTGGATACCCTCTACTCTAGCTTCGTAGGATTCCTTCTTGCTTTCTAGGATATTCTTAAGTCTCTGCTCTTCTGCTTCGATTGTCTCAAGGATAGATTCCTTCTTAGCTTCTTTAGCCTTAAGGGCATTCTCTTTGAGTTTCTTAGCTCTCTCTACAAGGGTAGTGCTTACGTACTTGTCGTACCTCTTCTGTGCGGCATTAGCTTGCCCTTCGGTCTCAGCCTTAGCCTTAGCCAACTCTTTCTTTAGTTCAGCTTCTTTTCTAAGACGCTCAATCTCTTTGTTGATTTCAGCATCAATGTCGGCATCGGAGGTTTTGTCGAGTTTATTGTACTCTTTCTCTAGCTCTTTGGTTTTCTTCTCAGATTTACCCTTAGCTTCCTTAACAGCCTTATTGTAGTCAGCTTCAGCCTTCTCAAGGTCATTAGAGATATCCTCAGAGATCTTATTCTTAGCCTTATTGTAGGCAGGTTCTAGCTCATTGTATTTATCAGCTAGATTGTCACCTCTAACATCTCCTCTTTCTTGAATGCGTTCAATACTTCTAGAGGCTTGAGCGGCCTTGTCAGAAATAATCTTATTGGAAGCCTTAGCTACCTTTTGGTACTTGATGTCCTTTTTCTTGTCTTGCTCGGCAATCTGTGCTTCCCTTTCTGCCTTGAGCTTAGCGTAGACATTCTTCTTGTAGTAGTCAAGGATTCTCTGTCTTACTTCAGGCTTATGGACTGCGCCGTCAACAAGAGCGTGAGAAAGCTCATCAACAAGTCTCTCTACCTGAGGCCCTCTAGGGAGCTTAGGGTCAAAGAGGTCGCCAACCTTTCTAGGATCGCTTACTCTAGGGACATAACCACCCCTCTGACCAACCTTAGAGGTTTTCTGAAGGAAATCCTTAGTAGACTCTACGATCTTACTGAACTCTTCCTTACCTACAAACTTGGAAGGGGTTACACCGTTCTCAATAGCCTGACAAATAGCTAGATTGATTTCTGCATCACCATGTCCGAGCTTCCTGAGATTATTGAAGCTATCCCTATAGCCAGACTCAAAGTTCTCAAAGTCAATCTGAGCGGCTCTAAGTTTCTCCTCTACAGTCTGCCCTTGGAACTTCGTTGCATAGTGAACACCGTTCTCATCCACATAACCAGAACCACGGTCTACAAAGACAGACTCACAGAACTTTCTAAAATTAGTAGACTCAAGAGCCTGAAAGACACCCTTAGTGGACACAAGGGGAACTCTTCGTTCGATGTTGTCAAGGAGATTGTTCAAGGACGTAGCTACCTTAGTGGAACCTCCAATACCATCAAAGGCCTCAGAGGGAAGATCCTTACCTGCCTCCTGATACTCCCTGATGATTTTTGCTCTACGAGCAGTATCGCCTACATAGTGCCCACCCTTACCTAGACCCTTGAATGCAAACTCAATACCTGCACCAAACATAGCACCAACAAGCATGTCTTCCATGATGTCATGTTCTGCACCAGACACATAGGTATCAATCTGATTAGACACAGCACCCAAAGCGGCACCTGTGAGAACCCTACCTGCCATGCCATATGCTCCAAGTGCTGGAACATAAGACAAAGGATCCACAACAGCGCCACCAATAGAGGAAGTAATCGAAGAGAACCAACCGGCTTTAGCTTCAGCCTCTCTATACTTGATTACGTCATCGTTGATCTTAAGCCTCTCTTCGACATCCTCCATCGAAGTAGCACCGTTGAGTACAGCATAGTACCTATCCATGTTGTACCCTACCTTGCCTAGGATTTCACCCCTTTGTTCATCCGAAGGTGCAAACTGTTCACCAAAGATGCTTCCGTCAGCAAAGGACATCTTAAGGTATGTAGGCACATAACCATGCTTCAAACCGCCCGCAAAGCCGACCTGAGGCTCATCCGATGTATCCTGAGAAGGGTCATAGACATAACGATTGTCAGCCCAACGCTTTGAGCGAAAACTGATACCGATGAGCCTGCTTCTAGTAGTATTAGCAAGAGCCGCTCTTACAGCATCCTCATCAACAGGATCCTTGATAAAGGGCTTGATCTCCTTAGACGACTCAGGCAAATCAAGGTTGGTAAATACAGGCTTCCTATCAATCAAGGAATCCTCAAGAGGCTCCTGCTTAGGGGGCTCACTAGGATTAACGGTAGGGACAGGTTCATTTACCTTCTGTTCTCCCCACCTGTCATCATCACCGATGGTGTCAATGTAATTCCAAGTTTCCTTAGGGAGACCATTGTAGTTTCCCTTAAGGTAGTTCTTCATTGCGGCAGTACCACCGTTGTACATAGCCAGTGCCGCATACTGATTCCCCTTAGCATACTTAAGGTTATCCTTCATAATACGACCTGCAAGGTCAATGTTAAAGAAGGGATCCTTAAGGGTGCTAAGATCGGTCACACCATAAGCCTTTGCAGTTTTAGGCATGATCTGCCCGATACCCATAGCACCTGCACGAGACACAGCGTTAGGGTTAAATCGCGATTCTTGATATAGTTGTCGCCTGAATAAGGTATGGTTCAAGCCATATCTTTCAGCAGTATCCTTAATGATACTATCAAAGGGATGCTCCGTATTCTCGAAGTCACCCCAAGCACTACGTCTAGGATTCATTAGTCAGTTCCACTATTTAGTTTAGAAAGTCTATCAAAGACAGTTGCATTCATTTCCTTTTCAAGCTCCTTAGCCTTTCTTTCAGCGGCCTTGTCAAGAGTACGTTGGATGTCCTCAGTCGTGTAGGACTTAACGTAGTTATACGTACCCTTCTCATACACAACAAGCCTTCCAGACTCCTCGTTGTAATCTACAGAATACTTGGAGTCATCCCCATAGTCGAACTCCTCTCTAAATAGCTCCTTAGCCATCTTAGGATCAGCATTACCATAAGCTCTAGAGGTAAACACTCTAGCAGGGACACTAGTGCCTAGGAGAGTCACATACTGATTTCTGTAGACATCCTTAGCCAACTCTACGGCTCTACTGGGGGTCTCCCCAGAGCCTACAAATCTACAAGCCATATTGTAGATGAAGTCCTTACCTGTTTGGTCAATCTCGGTACCAATAACCTTAGATATCTCAGTTACACCAGTGTTGACCTTGATTCTAAGACCCTCAATCTTTGCTCTTCCCTTAGAGTCAGCCTTGAGTTTTTCAAAGCCTGCAGTTCTCTTTACAACATCTTCCCAAGACCTACCACCTTCCATTAGAAGAATAGCACCATGGATAGATTCAGTGAACCCCTTGGTACTACCAGTGGCATACAAGAAAGCCTGAGGATCAGTACGGTACAGCTCAATCATCTGAGTGATCTCCTCAGGGGGCTCCTTAGGAATAGTCTCAGGCTTCATGCCGCTATTGAGATAGTCAGACGTAATACCAATCAGCTTCTCACTAGCCGCTTCAGCCTTGTCCTTTAAATAGCGTCTTGCAGAGTTGTCCCTAAATGGGACAGAAGAGTTCTTTGCAATTGCGAGTACACCCTCAGTAGTGAGCTCGCCGCTCTCAATCATAGAGTCAAAGGCGACATTTAGATCGTCTGAAGAGAGATCAGAAGAGTCGCTACTCTTAAGCTCCTTTCCAAGCGAAGCGTCCTTTAGAAACTTCTTAGCTAGGTTTTGCTTGATAAGAGCCTTTTGCTCATTTTGGGCCTTTACAGCAGCGGCTCTCAAGGCACTTCTTTGGACTTCTCTAGCCCTGTCTACAGCCTTTTCGATGTCCTTTACTCTGTCCGTAAGGATGTTGCCATTAGCTTCCAGTTCACTGTTTCTAATGGCCTCAAGAACGGAAAGCTCACCACTATCTGCTAGATTATCAAGGCCATTCTGGTAGTCAAGATATGCCTTAGTGTCTCTCTTGTACCTATAGTTATAAGCATTAATAAGGGAAGTCTTATAACCATCTTCGCCTAGGTATTCCCTAAGGGTTACACCACTGGCAAACGGAAGGTCCTTATAATCTGCAAGTTGCTGTAGATTAAAGAAACCTTCAGGACTATTCTCAAGAGACTTTACGACACTAGTCCAAAACTTATTTCGATGTTCTGGGTCAAGGAACCTACCAACGGTAAGATCCATTTCCCTAAGTGCACCAACAAGTGCTTCAGCATTACCACCGTTCTGGATGATTGCATGAACCTTGGCAGATTCGGTGATGAACATGTCCTGAACGTTAAACTTATGCTCAACTTCTTTCTGACGTGCCATCATCTTGATACGTTCTGCAGGGGAGTTAGCAAAGACGCCCCTGTTAAAGAACACGTCATTAGAGCTGTAACCAAACTGTTTGGCTACATCAGACACATTCTCACGCATGAACTTAAAGAACTCAGCGTCAACCTCTTCAGGAGCCTTTCCTTTAAATTCATTAGTGTCAACTCTTCGTTGAAAGTCCTCAGTGATGTACTGGAACAGCATCTGGCCATGAGACTCTTTAAGTCTAGCCATTGCAAGAGGGTCATCTTGGAAGGGCACAAGCCCCTTGGTCATCTCTTCACGGTACTGTTCAAGAGAATGTGACTTAAGGTAATCATCAGCTAACTTATAGGACAACTCCTTCTTAGCTTCAAAACCACCTTTAATAGCCTTAGCTACATCCTTAAAGCATTCAAGCCAATTGTCTGCTTCTGGGATAGTTACATTATTTTCATTGATAGAAATTGTAGCAGGCTTAGCCGTACCCAGTTTATCCAAAGCAGAGTTGAAATATCTCCACTGCCCCCACTGATTGGCAATGGAGGAATTACCGTCTGAATTTTTATAAGCCATTAGTAAAAGTAACCTCCTCGTTCTCTAGGGGTAATGTTAGAGTTGTAATAGTTAGCCCATTGCTGTACGAAGTCAACATAGGGTTTGTACTGTTGGTAATTAGCCATTACGTTACCAAGGAAGCTACCACCAGTATTGGATGCAATAGACGCACTAGAGGAAGCACCACTCATACCAGTAGATGCAACTGCACCTGCCCCTCCAAGAGCCGCCAACGATCCAGTAGATGCCCCCGTAGAAGCCATAGTAGAGGCCCCAAGTGTCGGCACAGTGCTAGCCGAAATTCCATAAGAAGCCAAGAAACTTTCAGCAGTAACAGCCCCCGCACCGCCTGCGGCACCTGCACCACCACCAAGGGCTCCTGTAGCAGTAGAGGCCGTAGCCCCACCAAGAGCACCACCAACTGCACTACCAATACCTGCAGTAGCGGCACCCATAGCGGCACCAGTGATCGCGCCACTGAGGAACTGTTGGAAAGCCCTAGAGCCACCAATAAGATTATTATTGAGGTTATCTCTAGCTTGCTCAACGGATGCCTGAGTCTGGATGTAAAGGGCGTCCTTCTGGAACCTTACGTTCCACACATCATTGAGGTAGGCCTCTTTAGTTGCCGTCTCTTGTCTCAGAGTCTGCCCACTAATTGTCTGCTTGATCTTGTCTTGAGATCTACCGTCAAGGCCTGTCTCAGCAATAGCCGCTTCAATCTGTGAATTGTTCTGATAGGCATTAAGAGACAAAGAAAACAACTCACCTAGGGCAGAGTCGTACATTGATCTTTCTTGCCTGTCAAGTGACGCCTGATTGTAGTTATAGTTTAGCTGTAGGTAGTGCATCTTCTTCTTGAAGGCTTCAACCATGCTACGGTTCTGTTTAGAGATTCCATATAGAGAACCTGCGCCACCAACTACTGCACCAACAGCGGCGCCTACTCCGATTACGACACCACTCATTCTTTAATCAATTCCTTTCTATTAGTTGTTAACAGCATCCACTCTGGAGTAAACTCTTTCTCACATTCCCTCAGGTCAACCTTATCAGTCCTAAAGCACATCGTAATGTGCGTATCTTCAAGTGCCCTAAAGGCTTGCCTACGACCACCCTCAGCTTGAATGACGTTGTAACCCTTAAGTCTCCCTACAGTATTCCCTAGGGTAACATAACAATCCCCACTGACAATTACAGTAGTAGGGATCTTGATGTAAGCTCCAATAATAGCTACATCCTTAGGGATAAAACAGGTTCTGTAATACACCCCTTCATAAACAAAGTGTTCAATGGGGATCTCAACTTCATTACAGGCACAGCTCTCCATAGCATGAATTGCGATGTCACAAAGCATGTTATTCTGCTCAGGAGTTAAGGGTTTCAACTTCATACGCTACTATTCCTTCTAATGTAAAGTCCTTCCCAACCACCAGAAATAAGGTTAATAGGCTGGACATTGTCGGAGCAGACAGTAATGACTACTTCATCATTATTGTCTTGAATCGGGAACTTAAACTTACCCGTGTAAACCTTGTTTGCCCCCAAGATAGTCGGAGATTCACCAAGGTTCCTACCAGTAAATCTATACTTAAAATGCTTTTCCTTAAGGTCATTATCGACCTTGCACTCAAATACACCAGACTTACTATAGTTCAACCAGAAATATCTAAGCTGTAGTCTGCCTTCAATCTCAGAGATAACACCACCAGTATCCGTATTCCTCTTAATGGACTGCTTAGAGAGAGTTACACAGAATTTGTAGGTAAGCCCAACAAACACCTCAACACCCCTCATGTCCCCTTGGAGTCTAAAGACACCCTTGGGATCCCAATCAGCAACCTCAGTAACGTAACCGTCCTTAGTGACAATGAAATACTTATGATCCTTAGTAGACGGGATAGCACCGTAGATATCCTTAAGGGACACCTCAGTGTAATCCTCATAGTCGCTATACTTGTTGGACTTAGGAATTGTGTATTTCTTCTTACGATCCATAAAGAGCCTAGTAGGCTCATCAGAGAAGTCAACAGCATCACCTGTCAGCAATGCCTTCTCTAGGTACAGGCCATTCGGAGAGTTAATAAGAAGATAAATCTCTGAGTCAACAAACTCCGCTAGAAGAACCTCAGAATTCTTGTTTGCAAATTCCCACTTGAACCAAGCCTGCTGTTCACTAGTGGCATTAACAAGAATAAACTTATAGCAGTATACGATATTAGGGGTAGTAGAAGAGATAGCCGTAACTACGTTCTCTGTGGTGTTCCCAGAGAGTCTAGTGATGCCCTTAGGGATGTACGTAGGCACATGTGCGGCTACGTCTTCAGCATCCTTAAGGTCAGCTACGTCCTGCAATGAGTAGTAACGCATCATAGAGCAGTAGTTAACTCGATCATTCACAAAGAAGATCGAAGGGCCAATAGAGATAGGCTGTACATTCGTGTCATAGTCAAAGTTAGTGATCTGGTCACACTTGACACTCTTAGGGGTCATGACACCATCACTAGACAAGACAAACTGACCTTCACGGGAGAACAACATAAGTTCTCTTGCAAAGGGCACAGCATGAGTCAGAATGGCAACCTTATTAGAGGAAACCGAGACATCAATAGGGTCAGTGTCTGCAATAGCCGCAGAGGACTTAAACCAGAAATTAAAGAAGTCGTTGGTTGCACTAAGGATAATGGATTCATCAGAGATGACCCCTAGGCGATTACGGTAGAAGAAGATGTCGTTGATCTTCCTACCAATGAACGAAGGATCAGGGTTAGTGTCTTCATTACCCGCACCTCTATCAACCCACGGGAGCTTCTTAAGAAGAAAGCTACCATCCTCCTGCCTAACAATAGCATGAGGCATATTCTTAGGGTTGATCTTAGTGGGAATCCTAGGTGCAACAGTTTCCTTCCACACCTTGTGCTTGTCGTCCCACTTTACATAGAAGTCGTCATCTTCGGAATTCTTTTCTCCAGACACCTGCATGATGTAATCCTCAGGTGCAATCGGAGGGAGCTTATTAACAGCCGTAACCTTACCCATGTAAGCAATAACGTTCTGGTTACCGAAGCCATCCTTAACGAGGACATTAGGAGGATCCCACCCAGACTTAGACTGGATCGTAATAACAGAGTCGCCAACTAGACCTACGTTATAGGAGCTCATGCTCGCACTAGATCTAGAGTAACCCATAGAAGCTCTACCACCAACCTGATTCAACAGGGCATCATAGGTACCACCAACGTCAGGGTTATTACCGTCAGGTTTCTTGCCAGTATTAAGAAGGGCATACAACGCTCTTGCAATAAAAGCGGTAGTAGTCTGAACAGCCTGCTTAGCTTCACCGCCATCAGGTGTAATAACACCACACATATACTCACCATCGACATAAATGGCGTAAGTCTTAGCATACTGGGCATTCTTGATGTACACTAGAGCAGTATCCTTTTTACCCGCAGGAGACGTGCCTTCTACAGCACCGACCTCCTTCTCAGTATTCAAGACAAAGGTGTAGTCAGCAACAGTAACTGCCTTTAGTTTGCCCTTAGGGTCACTAGTGGTAATGTACTGTTTGGACTCATCATCTTCAAACTTACAAGTCTTAGACACACCATTAAGGTCAAAAACCTGATACTCCCCAGACCCCATCTGGAGAATGTACTTTTCCTGTTCGTCTCTATTGATTACATGGTACTTCTTCTTTGTAGCATCAACACGGTCAGACAAACGTTTGATTGCAAGAGTCGGAGGCCTCTTCTGGAGACCCTCAACTTCATTAGGGAACCCATTGACAAGCTCAGTCACCTGATCGGGAAATCTGATGATGTCAGGTTGCTGAGAGACACCACCTTTAAATGAGTGAATGCTTTGAGATACTAGAGGCATGCTTAGCTCCTCTGAGTCTGCTGACTAATGAACTGGTCATCATTGAGGATGTTATAATTACCATCCGTCAGTTCATAGTCTACAATGTCTGCATAAGCCGCACTCTCCTCTAGCTGAAGATGTGCGTCGATGTCCGCAGAGGTAAGATACCTCATCTGAAAGACTCTACTGGCTCTAACAGTAATATACTTTCTGAAGACCTGAGGAAGCTCCTCAAAAGGAAGTTCCCTGACAAGTTCATCCAGAGTGATGCCTTCAGGGAACTCTAGAGCCCCTGAATCAAGATCATAAAAATAGCCTCCTCTGCTTACAAACTTATAGCTAGTAGAGACAACCCTTAGGAAGTCTCTACCATAAGCAACTTTGTTAGTAAAAGAGTCAGGCTCCAAGGTAACACTGGTGAGAGTGTTAAAGCTGTAACCCCTAGACTGGATCTCTTGACTGACAGCCTTAAGGATTCTTACAGCATTCAGCACATCCACATTAGCATCATCCTCAAGAGAATTAACAGGGCTAGAGCCTACGGATGACAAAATTTCATTTACTGCATCAAGTTCAGTGCTAGGAGTTACAATCATTATTCTTCCTTGTTGTTATTCTTTTCGACGGTTCTTCGAGGCTTAACAGGCTTTGCAGATGCACTAAGGAGACCCAGTTCCTGAGCCTCCTCGGGGGTAAGCTGATACCCCCACTTGTGCACCTGACAGAAGTAAGTAGTCTCGTAAGCCTTCTTTACTTCTTCAATGGTCATCTATTAAACCTGAGCAGTCTTAACGATAACACCAACGGCTTCAGGACGAAGCCCACCATGACCCATAGCGTACTTGGCAATGATCTGGTCAGCCTGATATTCAGCACGACGAGCACGTTCCATAGCGAGATCCTTCAGCTTGACCGTGCCAACAGCAGAGCGATGGAACACGATACCCTGAAGCTTAGCGGCAGTGTACTTCGTATTAAGCTTATGCTTGCCATCAACACCATTGTTGAGGAGGTGCGGAACTTCGATCACTTCAAAGCCGCAAATCGTCTGGAGCTTGCCCGTGTTCGGGTCAAAGAGGGCATGGTAGTTAGCGGCATCGGGCATGAGAGCCTTCATCACAGCAGAGTAGCCTTCAGGCGTCAGAAGGCAATAGCGGTCACCCTGCGGGACATAGTTCTTCGTCATCTGGGCACGGGCGGCAAGAAGAGCCTCAAGAATCTTATTGCCATACTCAGCTTCCTGCGAAACATCAAGACCCGTAGCAAACTCAAAGGCCTTGCCAGTACCCGGAACAAGGTCATCATCCTCACCATTATCAGGAATGTTACCATCCTTGAACGTAGCGTCCTTAGCGGCCTCATTGGCAAGTTCATTGATAATAGCACAGTCAGCACTCATAGCGAGAGCTTCACCGAGCTGTCGGGAATACTCGACTCGAACGTCGTAATGGTTCATCGCATCGTCGATATCCGTGATAAGGCAGTCAGCCGTAAGGAGACCGTCGATAGCGATGACACGTTCATTGTGTTCCATCTTCTTACGCTGGTCATCAAGGGAGTCACCCGGAGCAAGATACTTAGCACGGGTACGACCCATCACAGCGAACGAAGCACTCTTACCATGAGAGATCGTTCGAACCTGATGACGAGACATCATAACAGAGGTTCGTTCAAAAGCGGTCAGAACTTCACCAGTAAAGACCTTCATAAAGAGGGCCTCACGGTCACCCGCGGAAAGCTTCTGACCAGGATTGGAAATACCAGTAGCAGCAAGAGCAGCCATTTTTAATTATTTTCCTTTTAAAGTATATAAGATTTGTTATTATAGATAAAATTAAACACTAGTGGCCCACATTCTCTGTTCGACCTGTCGGGTGTATTCAGGATCCCTGCCATAGCGCTTATCGCTCATAGCCTCGATCACTTCAGATTTGTTTGCAAACCCCTTAGGACGATTCACAGGAGTGGCCGTACCACCATGAATAGACTTATTAGCGGTACCCATCTTGGAAGCCATCTTAGACTTCATGCCTTCAAGCATGAGGGAGACAGCTTCCAGATTATTGTTGTCGATTGCTCTATTAAAGGAGTCAATCGTCTTCTGAGGGAGATTCTTGGATGCCCAATCGACAATGCGATTGTACTCCTTAGTGCCCCCTACGGAATCATAAACAGCTTCAGTGAAGCGAGATTCAAGAGCCTTTCGACTCTCAATGAAACCCTCGATAACCTCAGAAGGATAACCTGCCTTCTCAAGTTCAGCAACAGTTTCATCAGAGAGCTTACCATTCTCCTGATATTCTCGGACAGCCTTATTGAAGTCCACACCCTTTTCCTTAAGGGAGGTCTTCACGGCATTAATAGCCTTTTCGTGCTTCTCTACTTCTTCCTGAAGATTCTCTTGATCTTCATTTCGATCACGAACAGCCACATCATCAGAGTGGTCTTCAGTTCCATTAGCTTGTTCTTCATTATGTTCTTCCCCCGACTTTTCGTTCTGAAGAAGGGGGTCTCCAATATCAGGGTCAACCTCAATCTGAGTCGTAGAAGACTCCATGATTTCGATTCCCTGTGCTTCAGCCTCCTCAGTGAGAGACTGAGGTTCATTAAAGTCAGTCATTAGTTATCCTTTAGTTATTCAGTTGCCTGCTGTGCTAGTGCTCTAGCTGTGCTAGTGTTCTAGCTGTGCCTCATTGACAGCCATCTGTGCACCTGCGTCAATGCCCTGTTGCTGGGCATACTGTTCCATAGCGGCCTGTTGTTCTGCCTGAAGTTCTTCAGGAGTCTTCACTAGACCCGTAGCATCAATATGAGCCGCCGCAAAAATCCTAGTAGCAAGATTACCAACGTTGAGAGCCTGTAGAAACTCAGGGAACTGTTGCATCAACTGCAAAGCCTGAGCTAGATTGTTAAGATCCTGTCCTCTACCAAGAGCATCAATACCCGTGATGATGGAGGGCTCAATCTCTGCAATACTCTCGTCAACCACAGGGAGCAGACCCTGAGATTGCATCTGATTGTAGACACAGGCAACAAGAGGAAGCTGTAGCTCCTGAGACAGGAGAGAATAGACACCACCTAGGGTATCCTCTAGTTCACCTGCAACATACCTAATCTCTTCTGCGGTAACTCTGTCTCTACCTACAGCCCCACTCTGGACTGCAGAGTTAAGAAGGAACGCATAAGACAAACGAGACTCAATCTGTTGAGCAGTAGTGAGTACCGTCTGCATGTCCATGCTCTTATTGAGTTGCATTGGAACAACGTCCTCCATACGGCCCCTAACAAAGGCACCGTTCTCTGCCTTAGACAAAGCCCTGATGTTGGTCTGACAAGCAGGAGACACGAGATAGAGAACCTTAGAGGCAATCATGGAGATATCCACAATGCTCTTAGAGAGGTTCTCAAGGGAGATAAGGTCGCCTAGGTAATCCTCAACAAAGGATCTACCGTAGTGTTCCCCGTCCTTCTTATTGAATCTAAGGGGGATCCAAGGGCTCTTGTTTGCAGGATAAGTCTGCTCACTGCCTGCGACAGGTTCACCTTCAATCTCCTGATAGGATTCCCACTGATAGGTGTCACCACTAGCTACTCGGTAAATGTGAGTATAGATGTCGACCTTTTCGTTGATAGTCGGTTCACCAGAATCAGGGAGAACAGACTGCATGGAATCAGGAAGACTACCACGGGAAACAGTGTCCTTAGCGACAATCTGAAGGACATTTCCAATAGTGTCTCTCTGGACAGCGTACTCACGAAGAGTATAGCACCTCATACCACCTTCAGCAGGAGGGAGGAACAGAAGTGCATTACCTGCAATGATAAGTTGCTTAATGGCTTCAAACAGAGTCGGCCTAAGAGACTGAGACTCCATGTACTTAATCATCTGCTGTTCCATCATGGACAAACCGTATTCGATATTGTCCTTCAGCTGGTCATCAGCAGACTCATTAAGAGCTACAGTCGACTCCGCGTCCAACCCCAGTCTAAAGAAAGGTTGATTAGGAGGCAACAGAGAAAGAAGAAGCTTAGAGGCAAGATTATTAAGACCCCTAGCACCCACAGAGTTGTAAGGGGTGGAATAGTTAGTACCACCATCATCAGACTCCTTAGGAAAGAGCATAGGGATCGTGTAGGTTGCACACTTCTCTGCTCTCTGCGTGTACGGGTCTCTGTCTGTCGTGAGCTTGTCATAAGTTGTCTTAGCTCCTTCAAGAGGGATATTACCTGCGGTATGTTCACTAGTTGCCATTCCAACCGTCCCACCCATCGCTCAATGATTGATTACCAACCATCATAACCCTCCATGTTAGACAAGGTTACGGCCTGCACCTGCAGACACATCAGCATTCCCTGCCTTCTTGATTCTAAGTCCCTTCTTACCCTTACGAAGCTGAACCTTCTCGGTTTCTTCCTTCTTCTCAGCTTCACCCTCAGGGTTCGTAAGCTCAAGCTCAGGAGCAGGCGTAGGTGCCTCAGGGGCACCGCCGCCACCGCCACCACCTCGGTAAGCACCGAAGGATGCGACCTTTGCAACCTTCTTAAAAGCCTTCTTAATGGAACCAAATCCCATTATTAAATTTCCTTGTAAAAAGTTTTGTATGAAGAGTAACCCAAGTGTTTCTCATAGGTGTTCTCCAGCATCTTGTTGTTGAGTGTGTTGGCGTTAGAGAAGGCCAGTAGTCTTACGTTAGTACAAGCTCTATTTTCAAGAGCATAAGCCATTGCTCTAGACAAACCAAGACCCTTTTGGAAAGCTACAGTGCACTCTTCATTTAAAAATGTTACTCCCTCAGGTGCATACCAAGGTCTCCCCCTAGACACTAGGGATGCACCCGAGAGAGCATTTTCTTTGTTATAGAAAACAAGGACGATGAAGTCTTCAAATTCACCACTAATGACACCCTTAAGAAACCTACGTACTACACGTACATCAGCGTATTTCTTAATGAAAGGGAGGGAGTCAGGGTCATCTTTGATAATCTTTGCACCCTTGTCAATTACCTGTTCTAGGATGTCTCCATCATTAGGTTGTAAGACACCAATCCTAGAAACATTACTTAGGGATGTTAGTCCCTCTGCCAGAACCCACATAATCAATCCTCAGGGCCTTCTTGCCCTTGTTCTTCTTGTGTTCTGCAGTTTCTTCAGCACCCATTTCAGGAGCCTCAGGTTCGAGCACAGGTTGCTCAATGGCAGGAGCCTGAACCTTAACCTCAGGAGCCTTAGGTTTACTAAAGAGTCCACCCATTAGTTATCTCCATTCTGTTTATCATGTTTATGTCTAAGGTAGGTAACAACCTGTTGAATACCTAGAAGAGTCTCATTACTCTTTTCATACCAAATCATCTTTCGAATGTCAAAGACATCCTCAAGTTTCTCAATGAGATCCTTAGGAACATAAGGAAACTCTTCTTCCTCAACAACGTTGTTTTCTTCTACTTCTTTGTTCATGTCTTCCTCCTACCTAGGACTATTGATTTAATTAAAAATAGCCCTAGGGGTATTAGTATTGATTAAAAAGGATTGTACTTCTTGGGTAGGCCCTTAGATTCACCTAAAGGGTAATCTTCATAGTGCAAGATTCTAGCCATAGTTGCTTCTCTAATGGCATCCTCTTCAGTAAGACCCTGAGACTTGAATGCTTTCAAGACCTCAGGCCACCATTCAGAATCAGGGTGCCCATTAAGGAGCTTATTGGCTTTCACAGGGCCATAAGTTGGACACCCCTTATAGCCATCTGTAACGTCCCCTACTAGGGTCTGATAGCACAGCCATTTCTTGGAGTCCTTCTCAGTGATGTTATGAAAGACATCATTACCGAAATCATAGAAGTAACCGGGGATTGTCTTGAAATCCTTGTCCATAGACACTGCGACACAAATATCTTTATAGACAGGACTAGTGCAGTAGATACCCACAACATCATCAGCTTCAAGGTACTTGACTGTATGAGAAATGTAGGTTTCTTTAATCTTGTCTACAAGACCTTTGTAACAACAAGGTTTACGATTAGATCGCCTATTGGACTTATAGTCAGGATTGTAGACTTTCCTAAAGTTATCCTCATCGGAGAAACAGAATACATAGGTAATCTCTTCACCAACAAAATGCTTATTCAGCTTCTCATCAATAGCAATAAGCATGTCGGTAAAGTAATCCCATGCGTCATCTACTTCAGCATGACAAGTCCAAAGACCATCCCCCCAGTCGATATCCTTCTGGACAGCAGAGGATGCCTTAAAGGCTAGAATGTCACCGTCTACAAAAGCATATCGCATTATTCACAAGCCTTAATAATAGCGTAAGCCTTACAAGTGAGCTTCCAATAATTAGTGGCTTCACTACAGTAATTAAGGCAAGTAATGTGGCCCCTAGAGGCCGCCTCCGCAATCAGCTTGGCATTCTCACGACAGAAGTCCGACTGAAACTTCGGACTGTTCTGGTCAATATAGTTAAGAAAGCTAAGATACTTATTCATTTTCTTTCTGGGGCCCCTCATAGTAAACACTCTCTTCTTCCCAATCAACTTCATACCCAAGACGTTCAAGAATCTCATAAAAGATTTCTTTGTCAGTCCAGTCTTCATAGAGTTTACAGGGATTTGGAATGTGCATAAAAAGCAGTTTACCATTCAATCGAACTTCTGCACCACCTGCAGTCCCATAAACAGGATCCGTCTTATAGAGCCACTTAATGTCAACAACACTCTTTTTGTTGGTCTTACACAAAGCCATTACCTCCTTAGGTTCATTCTTCTTAAGAACCCTTTCAATCTCTTCTACGGTCATAGGTCTACGAATCATAGCTACTCCTTAGTGACAAGAATACCAGTTGGTACCAATCTTACCTTCGGTGTCCAACTGGCAGTTAAAATTAAAGAACTTCTGAGTCTGCCTCATGGATTCCTGTGCAATTCGCACACAGTCTTCTGCGATTTCCTTGGTTCTGCAAGCTACCTGAACCTCATCCTTACCGTTTCCCATATTGCTACGGGTGTCGGACTATCTCTTTACAGCCTATTGGTATTAACTGTAGTAGGCATTTCGAGACTAGGGGGATCTCACCCCTAGCCCCTACGGTATATACCTAGTCTCTACACTTCCATTCTCGAATCCACTTACAAGCAGAGGAAAACGAGACACCAAAGACTTCTCCTAGCTTAGTACCTGTACACTTATAAAGTTTCCAATACTCCTTAGCTTTAGCCTTTCTATCGGCATATCTAGTGGAGTTATGTTCGACTTTATGGTCAACAATCTTAACTAGCTCAAGATGACTAAGGTTACAACAGGCACGGTTATGGCACTTGTGATGGATCTCATAGCCTTCAGGGACTTCGCCATTAGCCTCTTCCCATACAAGTCTGTGAGCCATAATCAATGGCTTTCTACCTTTACTTTTATACCTGTGATCTCTAATCCTTAGATAACCATCTTGATTCAGTCTATGTGATGTGGAGACTATGCAACCGTTTTGATCCTGAATCAAGACCATATGTTTACCACGCATAGTTCCTCCAATGTTTAGCTCGGGATTGCCCACAAGGGGTTTCCCCGAATTAACCTACTTTAACGTGCACAATGTGGTTTATGCACCCATGCCATCATGGCAAAATCACCGTCCCAACCATGCTTGTACCCAGCTTTACGCATGTTCTCCTCAACAAGGCATACCCATTTTTTGCAGATAAGAGCACCTGCGGATTGCAACAGGGTATTCAGAGCCGAGTGAGGGCTTCGCACATAAACAACGCGACGATCAAGCCCAAGAATACTGTGAGTAATACTAAGATTACTGTTATCAGGGTGAGCACGTTTCCTCCAAGTTACCTTATTGACACCTCCGACCCACTCAGAGGATGTAATGAGAGTCCTTTCAATATCTGAACAGAGTTCCTTATAGGCAGGTACTGCTTTAAAGAACCTCTCCTTAAGAGCCTTACCATCCTTTGCAGTGCCGTTGATGACTTCTCCGAGCTTACCGTCGCCACCACCGTACATCATGCAGTAGATCATAGTCTTCGCTTGATCTCTTGTAGGCAACCCTGCCATCTTCTGGTTATGGGTATGAATGTCACCATTCAAGATCTCATTCACGTATTCCCCATGGTCATAAGGGTAGAGAAAATGAGCAAAGCACCTAAGCTCAAGGCCTGAAGCGTCGATGCCCGCCTCATACCATCCAGTAGGTACTCTAAAAAGAGACCTACATTCCTCCCCATAGGGAGATCTCCCTGCAGGTACCTGTGCAACATTAGGATAAGCATGAGTTGCACGACCAGTGACAGCCCCATTAGGATTAACAGAACCGTGAATGCGAGTGTAACCATCAGGATCCTCCTTCATCAACTTTAGCCACGCATTGTCACCTTCAGCAAGCTGTGCAATACGCTTGTTAATAAGCAAATACTCCAAGATGTCCTCAGTAATGTCAATACCCTTAGCAGTCTTCAGAGTCTCTTCGTCAACCTTAGGGGCACCTGTAGGAGTCATTTCAGTAGGCTCCCAGCCTCGATCCATAAGAACCTTGGCAATGTGTTGGCGACTATTGGGGTTAAAGGTAACCTCTTCATACTGAGGATAAGGGACACCTGCCTTAATGCCACGCTTAGCATTATCTCGCTTGTAGATCTTGTCTCCCTTATAGACAGTCCAAGACCCACCTTTTGAAACAAGGTTCTCATAAAGAACCTGTCGCTTACCTGACAATTCGGAATAGAGTTTGACTGCTTGATCTTTATCAAAGACAAACCCATTGCGTTCTTGCTTAGCCATCACCCAAGCAATGTCATGCTCAAGTTGGATAGCCTTCAGGGGATACCCCTTAGCCATCAGCTTATTGAAGAGCTTAAGGGTAACCACAACGTCCTGCTTGTTGTACTCATACATCTCAAGAGTGAACTTGTCCCATGCGTCCTCATGTTCGCCATAGGTGCCCTTCAGTTCACCCATACGGTAACCATAAGCCTTCAGGCTGTGGGAACCATAGAGAGCCTTAGGGAGCTTTCCAGAACGCATAAGACCAACGTCAGTGTCCTTGATGTTCGAGTAGATCAGGCGAGCAAGAACAAGAGTGTCAATACAGACATCTCGAACATCAAAATCAAACCTCTCACCCTTGAGCTTCTTAAGAGCAGGGATGTCGAATTTGCAGATATTGTGACCGACGATGTTGTACCCACTAGTGCCATACTTATTCAGGGCATCAAAGAACTCATCAAGATCAGTATAGCCAGTGTACAACTCAGTATAGGAGTCGTATAGCCAGCCGCACCAAAACCTCTTGGTTGTATCGAGCAACCCATCAGTTTCAATATCGAATACAATATATTTGTCTTTAATTGTCAGCATTTTCTATTCCTTAAATAGCTTTGCTTATTTCTTATTACTAAAAGATCCTACAGGAACACCAAAAGGAAAGCTACTGTAATAGAGATCACCCACATGGCAATCACGTAGATCTTGAATACCAGAAAACTTAGGTCTCTGTACTCAGCAGAATGCTCATACTCAGCGGCTAGAAGCACAGGGGCAATAGGAAGCAACAGGAGTGTCCAAAAGCATGAGAGGACACGATCCGCAAGAGACATGTCCTTGTCGTAATACCAGAAAGTAAGCGGGGAAATAAACTCTTTAAAACTCATGATTTAACCCTAGATACCTAAAAGGGCTTTAGTGAAGAAAGCCCCTACTTGCGGAACAATGGCATTACCATATCCACGATATTTGAGAACTCTGTTGGGAACCCCATTAGCCAACGGGAAATCTCCGGGTTCAAACATAAGGGCGACCCCATTTGTACCTTTTTGCCACGTTCCGTGTTCCCAAAAGCATTTGCTGCTAGATACTCGTTCTTGATGGTGTGATGGAAGTTGTCCAGCGCCCCCTCCTTCAATGCCCACCGACATCCCCCGTGTGCATCCGAAACTGTGGGTGTCCCCCAGAACTTCTGTACGTACCCCCCCCCCCCCCAAACGTCT